TGTTCAAGTTGAACTACCTCTTCTTTTCTTCTTTCTTCTTCAATTTTTCTTATCAATCTTTTTGTAGCTTCAGAATGATTTTCACCACCCATATAGCCTACTTGATCATTATAAGCATGAGCATGATAACCTGAAAGGTTATAGCTTTCACCCCAAGCAACAGCTTCTTCTCTTGTTGTAAATAAAGGCACATCATCTATTTCTGTTATTATACTCATTTTTTTGCAAATTTTTCTAAACCGCTTATACCGAAACATCCAAGCACTACTAATACAAATGAATCGTATACAAATTCGTTAATTATTAAATCTTTACCTACATAACCGGTAACAAGATCTGCTATCATAATCACACACATTATTGCAAATGCAATAAATCCTACAATAGATTTTTCGTTCCAGTCGTTATTGTCTTTAAATACTTCCATGCTCATTACCGTTATTTGCTTCTTTTTCCCAAGGAAAACCTTCACTGCCCGCTTCTTTTGCAACGCCATCTACTATAATCATATCTTTACCATTAATAGTTTTTCTTGGGTATACTTGTCCATTATAAGTTACGCTATCATCACTATAAGCTAACTTACCTAATCTCATATCTGTAGAGTGTCTCATTTCGTGGTTTATTACTTGTCTTTCTTCTTCGCTACCAGGCACTATTTTATCACTAATATATATACTACCATCCATATTAGCTTCGCCAAGTATTCCTTCTGCTAAAGGTTTTCTAATAATAGGTGTACCAGGAATAGAAACACTAGGATCACCAGCTTCTTTATCAAAGCTTAATCCTTTAGTTATTTGTCCTTGAGACATTCTTAGTTGTCTTGCTCCGCCTAATTTAAAACTCATATTGAGAAGGGAAATTACCAGCTGGGTCTTTAATTTTGCTAAAATTAGATTGACTCATATGTGATCTAACTTTAGCAAGTCTTTCTCGTTTAGCCATTCTTCTATCGTATCTTGCTTGTTGAGCAGGTGTTAAGTTAGGCTTTTTTAAAGGTGAAACCATTTTAAAAGGAGCTTTGTTTTGTTTTATTTTCATCTATCTATATCTTTTATCATATCATCTATAGCTTTGTTGTAAACTTTATCTGTATATGATTTGTTATTAAAAAATACACTACGTTCAGATGTTGGTAGATCTTCTTCACCTAGTAGTATTCTATATATCCTACTTATCATTTGTGAACAT